TTACCTTTTGCAGCTTGGTTGATGCACAATCGAATTGACAATGAGATCGCCGTTGGAACAAATCCATTCTCCAATGATTGGGAACGTTTAGCTAAGCGTTTAAAATCAAAGGGACCAAAGGTGATTGCTGGTGATTTTGGCAATTTTGATGGTTCTTTAATGGACCAAATTATGTGGGCGATGTTTTGGGAAATCTTCTACCCGTGGTTTACATCATTCATAGACCCAAATACGAAGGAAGGACGACGAGAATTGAACATCTGTATTGGATTGTGGACTCACATTGTCTATTCAGTACACATTTTTGATGATAATGTCTATATGTGGACCCATTCACAGCCATCTGGAAATCCATTTACTGCTATATTAAATTGTTTATATAACATGATAATTATGCGTGTGAGTTGGATTAAAATTATGAATGAGTGTGCTCCACAACATAGTTCAATGACGGAATTTAACAAATATGTGGCTATGATTGCTTATGGTGATGATAATGTTTTGAATATCGCAGATGCTGTGATTGAATTGTTTAATCAAGAAACCATAACACTCATGATGTCACGTATTGGTCATGAATATACGGATGAAACTAAATCTGGCCAAGCTGTTAAATATCGTTCTTTGGATGATGTACAATTTTTGAAGCGTGGTTTTCGTTTTGAGCCTGAGCTCATGCGTCATATTGCACCTCTGAAAAAGGACGTTATCTATGAAATGTTAAATTGGACACGATCTAATACCGTCGATCCCGATACCATCTTGATGGATAATATTGATATTGCATTCCGAGAAATTATTTTGCATGGTGAACAAGCATATAATGACTTGCGGAATTCAATTTTACAACACGTCGATGTTTTACCAAATCGACCTCCAATATTAACCTTCCGTGAATACATGCATGATTTCGAGATTTTGAAACATGGTTTGTATGATCATGGAGAACAAATATAAATTGGTAAAAGAAAACAACGTTATAGATGTGATCTTCATTTGTTATGAAATTGAAGTGAGAGAAAAACATATGAGTGCTATCTATAATATGTGGGTGGATTATTTAATCTTACTACCAGGATGCCCATTGGCAGTCCCAAATAAATCCAGGTTCACTTCACTTCATAGCTGATTGAGTGGTCACTATGATTAATAAACACTTGCTACAACATCAAATAATTTAAACGAACAAAATCAATTAACTACGATGCAGGAGGAAGTGACGCGCTTTGTCGATGAGGGAGTTATTCCATCGTCTGATGCCGTTCCAACTATTGTTGATATTTCAACAGATTTCAAGGACATGTCTCTTCGCGAGTCTCGCGATCATGACATTAAAGCGTTTTTGAAACGACCGATATTGATACATAGTGATGAATGGAC